CCCTCTTCCGGCACATTCTGCTCGTCAAGAAGACGGGCCATGTGTGAAAGAACATCAATAGGATCATGCTCAGAAGATCCGAAACCGATGTCCAAGTTACCAGTACCGTCAAAAGTACCAGCAGCAAGGTCAGTTGCGCTATCTGAACCTAATATGTGGTTAGGACTCGAAGCGGATACTCCAGCAAACATAACAGCAATTACGCCCTCATCGAAAGCATCACGCAAAGCGTAAGCTGCCGCAGACGTAGCTGCCTCTCTCCAATTAACATGCGACATATTGGTTTCAATATCATCAACGATGAATTTGAAAGCATTCGCAGTATCTATGATTAGCGTTACTCCAGCATCTGTCAGGGCCGTTTTTGTAACATCAGCCCCACGCTCATACTGATAAACAGTGATTGAGGGTTCTTTGATAATATTTACCGTATCACCAAAAGAGTTTATTTCACCAGCATAATCCGTATTCGTAACTGCTTCGACTACAGAAGACTTTCGAAAAAAGTTAAGTACCTTTTTTGAATAAGCCTGTGGTAAAAAATTATTACTGGACATATTACTGCCCGATGATTGGGCAAAATTTTCGTCCGATTGATTATAAGCCATATTATTGACCTCCTATAAATTGAGTATTATTTTACTACTCTGCCCTCAGTTATAGCTTGATCAATTTCATCTTCATGCTTATCAAACTGATCTAAGGACATCGCAGCTATTTCCCGTTCAGTCCAAATTTTAGGTTGTTTAGTATCTATAGTTGTCGTTTTAGTCGAAACTATATCTGCCGCCGAACCTTGTTCTTTGGGCTGTGATTTAATTTGAGTTTGCAACCCATGCTCCATTTTAAAAAGATCAATGGCCTTAGAAGCTAATACAGCATTATTTGAATTATTATAAATCCACTCCTGTATTGCCTCTGGCTGACTCTTTGCCCATTCGTGAAACTGATCAGAACCCCGTATGTCCTCAAAATCAGGATGTCGGGCCATTAAAGCAGCTTCTGCTTCCCTTCTAAGTATATCAACTTCACGTTGTTGCATAGATTGAAGTTGGTCTTGAAGCTGATTAACTTGTTCTGCGCTTCGTAAATGAGCTACAGTTTCAACCGTGTCATATAAATCAGGATATTCTTGTTTAAACTTCTCCAGCTCTTCTGGAGTTTTGGGAGTTTGATATTCTGATGCAGTAGTTTTTGCTACCGCCAGAAGTTCTTGCTCACGTTGTTTAAACTCTGATACCCTATCATCATAATGACGCTTTAAGTCATCGTATCTTTTTTTATAGTTAGTACGTTTTTTGGGAGCATCAGCTTCTTGTTCAGGGGCCTCGGTATCTTCGGGGGTAGCCTGTTGCTGTGGGTTCTCAAAAAATAATTGTTCCGCAGTATCTGTGGGTGGGCCATCAGCTTTATGCCAAGGCTTAATCATATTATACGGATTTGGAGTTTTCTCCTTAGTTTGGGTTGCTTCACTCATATTTTTTCTCCTACGGGGCTTGTACTCTGCAAGGTAGCCATACTAATTCTTTCTTTTGGCCCAAGAAAAATTTATGGGGCTTGGCTTGTCAAGGTAGCCGTAAATTATAATTATCTAAGACTTGGAGTTTTATTAGCCTTGATGCTCATTAACTTTCGTATATCATCATCAGTGCTACTTTCTTGTCCTAGTATTTCTTCATCATCTTGAAGGACTCCTCCAAGATAACGTTCTTCTCTCATTAGCCCACCGTCATAAGCCCGTTCTGCTTCATCCATTAATGTTTGAAGATTATCGGGGCCTAATTGTTCAGTAGCCTTTTGAGTCATCACAAACTCTCCATCCGACAACCTAGCCGGTATTGAGTCTGATATACCATCTCCGGGGCCTTGGACTTCGCCTGACCCCGAAAATTCAGAAGCTGTTTCTATAACCTTGTCAAATATCATGCTTAGTTGTGGATCAGCTTCCAATATTCCCATTAAATATTGTTGTTCTTCTTGATTTAGAGATTCATTTAAAATGAACACCATATACTCTATTTCCATTTTTGAATCAGGTTCCTGAGCGCCTTCGAGTTCTTCTGGTGTGGCGTTAGGATAGGTGTCTACTGGAACTCCTTCGTCACCTAGTTCCTCACCTACTGGAATTTCTTCCGGTACTGGTCCCATTTCTGGTGGAACCATTAAGGAGCCTTCTTGCTTTCCTTTTCGATTTCTTGATTTACGTTTTCGATTTTTCTGTTTACGCATAAGGAACTCCTTAGTTCTCGTCTTTCTCTTTTAATACAACCATAATATTATCCTTCAACTGCTCTAGGTGTACCAGAGAACTCAGCCTCCCCTGGCTGCGGAACAGTTCCAGTTCCGATGTTGCCCCCGCCAGTACCTGTTGCTCCAAGGTCTTGCGGCTGTTGAGGTACTCCTTGAGGGATTCCCACACCTCCTTGTTGTTCACCAGTGGGAGGAGTTTCTTGGCCTGTAGTTTGTCCATTTTGCATTCCTATAATTTGTGCCATGATCGCCGCTTCTTCGGGATCATTCAACAGTTCATCGGGATCTAAGTCTAAGCTATAAGCTAATTCAGAAATTAATTTATTCATCTTAACAAAAGGCGCTATAGCTGGATTCTGAACAGTCTGTAAGAACATAGTCAGTCTCTGTGACCTAACTTCTTTCTGCATTAAACTATTAGTACCTGTTGCTTTAATTTCTAAATCACCTACAGTGCCTAGATTCTTTTCAAGAAATTGCATATTCCATTGGAAGTATGACTCGCCCAAAGGCTTTAAAAGAAAATCATCAAGATTTTTTATTACAGTCTTTATATTTAATGAGGCCGCACCTAATAACATAGACATACCAGAAGCCGTTCTTGTCATACTTTGAACGCCTGTTTGACCGTGCGAATAACTTGGTATTCCTGTTTGTTCATCTGCAAGCTGCCTAAACTTATCAAACATCATCATATTTTCTTGAGATGTATTAGGGAATTTCAAACCGTGTATAGCTGTACCCGGAACTCCAGCCTGTCGTTTGAATACTTTACCGGGATATATCTCCATATTCTGTCCGCCAACTAAGGCAGTTTCGTCAACATCGAATACCAGTGAGCCAGATAACGCTAAATTATCAATAGCCATTCTTGCGTGTCCATTCATTATCTGTTGTGAGTCGTCCATGTTTTCTGCGACACCAATACCAAAAAAGCTATACGGATTTCGTTCATAGGGGAAAGCTTGGTAAGGAACTCTAAAAGGTGTAAACGGATTTACAACAGAACGAAGTAATTGTCCATTACAAATCCATGCATTGATCTGAACTTCATCTAAATCATCTACATCTTCTGGTATATCCATACCTACTTCACGGGCATACTCCGCATCCATTACACCCCAATATTCTAAAACGTCAAACTGACCAGATCCAAACTCTTCAGAAACATCTTCATCTCTTAATTCATGTTCGTAATCTTTTTCTACATAATTAGGCCCCATTGTTAGGCATTGTCGAATAGCGTCTTTATCAAAGTAAGGCATCTTTCCGAGACTTCTTAATTGCGTTCTATTGAATTTATGACGATGGAAAATATATTCGGCCTCATCCATATTCGTAGCGCTTGGATCAGGGAAAAAATCCCAAAGAGATACAAACTCAATACGTGGGACTCGAACATCTACAGGTTTAAAAATTCTTTCGCCTTCTTCGTTTTCATCCCATCTATTTAATGTTTTATTAAAATTGAAGGGGCCTTTTATAATTCCTGTGCCAAATAATGAACACTCAAAAAGAGCAGAACGTAGTTCAGATGATCCTTTAGATTCTTCAATTTGATCGTGTATTAGTTTTTCCATATTTCTTGCAGCCTTTTGAGCAGGACTTACTTCCAAGGCTTGCGGAAGTGGACTCAACCCTTCGTCCATTTCTAATTCTTTTTCAGGTCGCACCACCTCAAACTTACCTGCTCCGTAGGTCGCTCCGGGTTTTAATACGCGGTCATCACCTTCATATCCAACATCAAAAGGACTATCTTGTTCTTCTTTTTCGGGTTCTTCCATTTGCTGTGGCGGCGGAGAAGTTTCCAGAGAAGGATTAAAGTTGGCGTGTTCTTCAATCCCCTCTGGAACTTTCGTTTCGGATACACCAATAGGAAATTTATTACCTCCGAAAATAACATCAACTAATTGTCCAAAAGCAGCTAGTACTTTTGTCTTAGTTATTTTTACAAAAACTCTAGACTTTTCAGATTCTCGAAAACGTATACTCTTTCCGTAAAGTCCACGATAGTTATGGTAGGCAGTGAGCCAACGGCTTTCGTGTTGATCTCTTGAAGACTGAGCTAAACTATAACGAGATAGCAGTAAAGAAACAAAGCTGTTACGCAAAGACTCTTCGAGGTCTAGCGTTTTACCATGCTCGTTCTCTACCTCTTTAAAATAGAGTTCGTTAGCCGTTAATGTATTTTCTTCGTTTTCTTCAGCCATATATTATTACCATGTTTTTTTATACTTAAATTTCCAAGCCAAGGCACCTACACTATCATAATTTACAGTACCTTGGACTTGACTCGTATCACTTAACGGTCTAGTTGCTGTAACTTCTGCGGCCCCAGTTTTCAAACCATAACTACCATGTATGTCAGTTTGTCTAACTTTTGTACTTGCGTGAACTGATTCAGCCGATGGGTTTTGGGTAGAGCCACGAACGCCAACACGAGTTCTATTCGTGCCAATATCAGCCGAATAACGATTTGGATCAAATTCAACGTTTAAATGTCCAACACTAGGCAGGTTCGTAGAAAACTTAACGGAGCCACCCCCATCATACTTAGCTCGTTTTTTCTTAGGCATGATTATAACTTCTCCTTATCATTCCTTTTCTTTTTTAATGAACTCTACTAACAATTGAAGACCTATTTTTATTTCAGCAATATCGACTTGTAGCTTACTAATAGCTTCTGCGTGGTGAATATGGTAACGTCCAAATTCATTCTTAACATCAATTAAGCTCCACGAAACAAATCTATATAAAGCGTAAATTGCCCCAAGTAAAAGAACTAAGGGCAACCCATACTTTTCAACCGTTGCTAAACTAAATAAACCTGTTGGTTCCATTTATTTTAAAAAAACTTATTAGCCAGCCTGAGTCGTTGTAATACCGTCCTGCACTTTGCACATGCCGTCAAGATACCAATTAGTGCCATCAGACCACACATGAACATAGTCGCCATGAACAGCCTTACTTGCTACTAATGAAATAGTATCGG